CTCTGCAGGGCCGTTCTTCCCGCTGGCCAATGGTGACCGGGGCGTGCGGTCTGTGCAGTCTGTGCAGCTTACGGCAGGCGTGGGCGGGTTCGGCGTGATGGTGTTGGTCAAGCCGCTGTTCACGATGTCCGCCAACGAGTTGTCGTCAACTGTCGAGAAGAACTTCTTACGCGAACAGGCAGCGTTGCCGCGCATTTTGGACGGCGCGTTTCTCAATTACATCTTCAACATATCCACCCAGACAAGCGGCTTGTTGCCGATGGTGGGGCAAGCGCAATTCGTCTGGACACCGTAAGGAATCACCATGCCATTCAGTTCAATGGACGATCTCGTCAACGAGATCACAAGCGGCAAGTTCAACCGCGCCGACTGGAACAAGATCACGGGCGGTTCAGCCTACACCGCAGGCCGGTGGTATGACTTCAGCGGCTTGAACGGCACGCCCGTCGCCAACGCCTTTGCGGGCACTGCACTGGCTTGGAGAACCTGCGACGAATTGACTGGCAACGGCACGCAAATCTTCGGCCTGCCGCACGGCGGGAATGTCAGCCCAGACACGAAGCACGTTCTGAACGTCAGCGCCATCACCTCCGTTGCCACGGGCGTCCCGGCGCAGTTGATGCTGGTGGACTTGCAGGGCTACTGGCCCGGTATCACGAACAACTCGGCCACGGCACAAACCCTGACGGGCACGCCCAGCCTGCGCTACACCAACGGGGCCGGGTGCAGGTTGTTCTGGGTGCAAACCGCCGCAGCGGGCGCCACGGCGCAGAACATCGCGATGAGCTACAGCAACACGGTGCCAACAGCAGGCAGGACGCTTCCGGTGACGGTCGCCATGACGGCTTCCGGCATCGTGGGGCACATCTCTCACTCAGGCACCGCAGCGAACAACTACGGCCCCTTCCTACCCCTGGCATCGGGCGACACGGGCGTGTCTACCGTGGCGACGGTCACCTTCAGCGCGGCCAACACCGGCACCGGGGCGCTGTGCTTGGCTAGGCCGCTGCTGACGCTGCCGCTGACCACCGTGTCCGTCGCTGCTGAGCGGGATCTGCTCAACCAACTGCCGAGCCTTCCTCGGGTGATGGACGGTGCCTGTCTCACGTGGCTCTACTTCGCGGGTGCGGCTACGGCGGCGAGCACGAACTTTTACGGCGCGGTCGAGGTCGGCTGGGGCTGATCGGGCATGGCTCTCAAGACAAACACCACGCTCCTGGCGCAGCTACCCCTGCGCCTGATCGGCGGCTCGCCTGGAACTTTCCGTTCCATGTGGAGGCGTGGTGACCGGATGAACCAGTCCGTAGGCCAGGGCATTCCGTCCAAGCTGGCAGGCGTCCCCTCCGGGCACTTGGCGCCATCGTCGTGGGTGCTGCCGTACAAGCCGGGGGCGATGTCGTCGTTCACCAATCTGGTGGTGACGGTCACGCCGGGTACGCTGAACCTCGCGGCGGGCGTTAATATTAACGGCTCTACGACGGTCACGATTACTGTCAACCCGGCAGACGGGCAACTGATCGTCTCGGCGGTCGGCTCCACGTCGATCACGTTCAACCTTGCGGCCAACTTGGCTGGTGCCCTGTCCGCATCTGGCAGCACGTCCTTCTCGTTCACGGTCAACAACGCCACCCTCGGGGCCATCGTCGACGCCGTGGGCGCCGCGCTGGTCCAGTTCTCAAACAGCGCCACGGTCAGGGCGACGGGCAACCTGTCGGGCGACATCACGCCCTTCACCGAGCTGAGCCCGCAGAGCCTGTCCGCAGCGGTTTGGGAAGCCCTGGCCAGCGCCTACAACACGCCAGGCTCCATGGGCGAGCTGCTCAACAGCGCAGGCGCCGCGGCCGACCCACTGCTGGGCGTGGTCGAGGGCGGCCTCACGCTGCGCGATGTGCTGCGCATCCTGCTGGCCGTCAACGCGGGCGACGCCACCGGCCTCGAGGGTTCAACCATGGTCTTCAAGTCTCAAGACGGCACCGTGGACCGGGTGGAGGCCACCTACACTTCAGGCTCTCGCAACGTCACCTCGGTAGATCCAACGTGAGGACTGAATGGGCTATCAAGGCCAGTACCCTGGCAACTTCTTCGGCCAGTACTTTGGCAAGCCTCTTGCGCCCCCGCCGCCCCCGGCGCCGCAGCCTCCCCCGCCTGGCGGCTTCATTGTCAACATGGGTCGCCTGATGGGCCGGTGAGCCCCCTTGCGCCCGGGCAATCACAATGCTATATTCCGCCCCGGGTCAGTGTCTTCGCGATTGCTGCCCATGTCAGATGCCATCTTCATACGGCGCCCCGCAACGGGCGCCGTTTTTTCTTTGGAGCCCCGATTGTTGAAGGCAGAGGACTTCCGGTCACAGACATGGAAGCGGCTGACGCAGACCCTTGAGGAGCGCCTCGAGGAGCTTCGTGAGCTGAACGACTCACCGTCCTTCGGCCCGGAAAAGACAGCGCTGATCCGCGGTGGGATCAGCGAAGTCAAGCGCATTCTCAGCCTGGCCGAAAGAGCCAGCCTGAGTCCAGCAGTCGACCCCGACGAATTAGCCGGCGTCGACGAACAAGGTCCACAGTGACCTTCACCGAAGTGAGACGACATCAAAATGCAAGTACAAGGAACGACCAGTCAGGAAGACGCAAAGAAGATCTGGGAACAGCTCGACGCAGAAGAGTTCGGCCGCGCGCCGGGTGCTGATGCTGAGCCTCCTGCAGACGACGCACTCGCTCCCGCATCCACCTCCCGCGCGCCCGCCGGAAATCACACTGCTGATACGGCCGACGCAACCAAGGGTGGTGACGCCGCGCCAACGGGTGACCAGGCTCTGCTGGACAAGATCTCCGGCCTTGAGACGATGCTGTCTCAGGTCACTCAGCGTCTGAGGAATGCCGAAGGCCACATCGGTGGACTCGGTAGTCAACTGAAGCAGCAGCTTCAAACGGCACAGCAGGTCTCCTCAAAGGGAGGCGACGCGCCCACCGCGACGGAAATTCGCGATGCGCAGCGCAACCCCGAGGCGATGGCCAGGCTGAAGTCGGACTACCCTGAGTTCGCGGAGGCGATGGAGTCCGCTCTGAACGAGCGGCTGAGTTCGCTGGAGCAGCGCCTGGCGCAGCAACAGCAACCAGTTCAAGCGGGGGTGACCCCGCAAGAGATCTCCCGCCTGCGATCAGAGATGGCAGTCGAGGTTCGACATCCTGGTTGGCAAGACCGAGTACGGACGACTGAGTTCATGGGTTGGCTGCAGCGTCAGCCGCGGGAAGTTCAGATGCTTGCGGCGAGCGAAAGCCCGCAAGACGCTGTGCGCCTGCTGGACCTGCACACCGACGCAACGAGCTCAGCCTCGAACCAAAGAACGCAGCGCCTGAACTCTGCTGCGGCGATCCCTTCGGGGCGGTCTGGTGCCAACGTGCGCCAGAAGGCCGTGGAGGACATGACGCCCGAGGAGTACTGGCGCTACCTGGATGAACTTGATCGACAGAAAAGGTAACCCATCATGCAGACCTATTCCCTTGTTCCTTCCCGGAACCTCATCATGGCGGAGCGCGAGATGCTCAAGCACGCCATGCCCATCAAAGTGCTGAGCACCTTCGGCTCGCAAAAGCAGATCCCTCAGAACAAGACCGACACGGTCGTGTTCCGTCGCGCCCTGCCGATCGACGCCGGCTCCAATGGTGCTCCGAGCATCACCGCCAGCAACTACCTGCTGCAAGAAGGCGTGACCCCTGGTGCTCGCACCATCGCCTACCAGGACGTGCAGGTGACCGTGCAGCAGTACGGCGTGCTGATGAAGCTCAGCTCCAAGGCTGAGTCCATGTACGAGGATGACATCCCCGGCGACATGGTCAAGCTGGTGGGCGAGCACATGGCCAGCATCGAGGAGCTGATTTCCTACGGTGTGGTCCGCGGTGGCACGAACGTCGTGTACGCCAACGGCTCGGCCCGCACGTCGGTGAACACCGGCATCACGCTGAACAAGCTGCGTCAGGCTGCCCGTCAGCTCGAGGCTGCGCACGCTCAGCTCGTGACCGAGAAGCTGGCCTCTTCGGTCAACTTCGGCACGACCGCCGTCGAGCCTGGCTACCTGGTGTTTATCCACACCGACATGGAAGCCGAC